GATTGGTTTAAAATATTTAATGATAATGTTGTTGAAGAAGTTAAAGCTGTAGAGAAAAAACCAACTAAAGATGTAGTTGATTTAGAAACTAAAGGATACGATTACAAAGATAAAGATGAAGTTAATAACATGAACTTTGAAGAATTTCTTCGTGGTTATTACACTGAACTAAAAAACCCTAAAAACGCTGATAAAACTGAACAAGAACTAAAAGATATAGTAAAAAAGAATTTAGAAAAAAATTCACTATATTATGTTGAAGATGCTCAATTCGGTATTGAAGGAATAGGATACACTGACCAAACCCCAGGATTAAAAGCATCTGAATCAGATAAAATGGTTCCTGTAAAATTAAAAGAAGGTCGTGTTACTAAAGCAGATTGGGAAAAAATGGATGATGGTGAAAAAGAAACAGCATTATTATCTGCATATAAAGATCCAGATGAAGCTATGAAATATATTGATTCTGAATGGAAAGATTTAAAATCAGTAGCTACTCAAAATATGAGAATTGATGAGAATTTACCATTAGGTGAAAAACCAAAAACCCCTAAAGCTAAAAAAGTTAAAAAAGAAACTGCAAATTCAAAATTAGCTGAAATTGAAAAAAATGGTAAAATTGCTACTTTAGAAATGCAAATTGGTGCTTTAGAAGAAATAATTGAATCTAAATCACAAAGAGTATTATCAATTACTGAAGACGAAAGTATGTCAGAATTGATGGATAAGAAAAAAGTTAAAGCTTTACAAAAAGAAATCAAAGTACTTGAAGGTCGTAAATCCAAAATGGAAAAAATGTACGAGAAAATGTGTGGTAAAAAATACCGACAACAAGAAATCGTAGACGAAGCTGAAAAAGTCTCAGAAGATTTTGATAGTGTGGTTGATGATATTATGGATCAAGGAAAATCAAGAAAAGATGCTGAAAAAATAGCTGGTGCTATTAATGCTAAGTATGTAGGTAATTATAGATCCTAATCCAAATTTAAAAAAAATAATATGTCAAATTTATTAACCGAAACTCATTTATTCAAGGCAAATCCTGTATTTTTAACAGAAGGTAAAACATCCGAAAGAGGTTTACCTTTAGTTGAAGGTATTTTAGCCACAGCGGAGGTTAAAAATGGTAATGGTAGATATTATTCTAAAGATTTATGGGAAAGAGAAATTGGAAAATATCTTCCTTTAGTCAAAGAAAATAGAGCTATGGGTGAGCTAGATCATCCTGAATCATCAGTAATCAACCTAAAAAATGTATCACATAACATATCTGATATGTGGTGGGATGGAAATAATGTAATGGGTAAAATTGAAATATTACCTACACCATCAGGAAACATTCTAAAAGCATTAATTGAAAATGGAATTACAGTTGGTGTTTCTTCTCGTGGTATGGGTTCACTTAAACAAATGGGTGAAGTACTAGAAGTACAAGATGATTTTGAATTGCTATGTTGGGATTTTGTTTCAACACCATCTAATCCAGATTCATTCATGCATTTAATAAGTGAAGGTTTAGATTTTTCAAACCAATCAGATTATAAAAAAGTAAATTCTATAATATCCGAAATTTTATGTTCTAAAGGACAATGTCCCATTTAATTTCTCTTTATATATAATGTAAAATTAGCCTTCAAATGAAGGCTTTTTTTGTCTTTAGTATTTTTCCTATCTCTTTATATACGTATACGCAACAATATGCCATCCCTTATATGGCATCATATTTTATTTTTAATCCCCATTACGTTTCTTGAATAAACGTAGTTTCCCAACAAAAATTTAGGAAAAATGAACAGAGATTTCTTGAAAGAAGCAATCGCTGATGCAAAAACCGTAAAGGAATCAGCCATTGCAAACGCAAAAGTTGCACTCGAAGAAGCTTTCTCTCCACAACTCCAAGCCATGTTTGCTCAAAAACTTGAGGAAATGGACAAAGAAGAAATGGAAGAAGGATACGACGATGCTTACGAAGCGAAAAAAGTAGACGAGAAAATGTCAGACCCGGATATGAGACATGGTGAAGATGAAGGCGGAGAGCCTGAAGCAGGAGCTTTAAAAGCAACTGAAAAAGACCGTGAAATCAATGAAGAAGATGGTATGGACTTAGACGAAATTTTAGCTGAGTTAGAAAAAGATGAGCTCAAAGAAGATGCTCGTACCGACGCCGAACAGGAAGGTTACAAAGATGGATTTGAAGACGCTAAAGAAGACGTTGAAGATGCATTGAAGAAAATGAAAGTATCAGAAGAAACCATCAACGAAGATGAAAGAACTGATGCCGAAGAAGAAGGTTACCTCGATGGTATGAAAGACGAGAAAGAAGACATGGAAGATAAGGACGATGAAGACATCGACCTTGAAGATATGTCTGAAGAAGATCTTAAAAGTTTTATCGAAGACGTAATAGCAGATATGGTTAAAGCTGGAGAGCTTGAAGCCGGAGATGCTGTTGAAGACGAAGATGTTGAAGTTGAAGACGAAGATGTTGAAGTAGAAGACATGGAAATGGATTCTATGGAAGTTGAAATCGAAGAAGATGAATACATTGAAGAAGCTAAAGAAGAAATGGACGAAGAAATGGAAGAAGTTAAAGAAGAAGTTAATGTAGAATTAAATGAAGCACTAGAAACTATTGCTATACTTAAATCTGAACTTAACGAAATTAACTTATTGAACGCCAAACTTCTTTATGCAAACAAAATCTTTAAAGCCAAAAACATGAACGAGTCACAAAAGGCTAAAGTTTTAGGTGCTTTTGACAAAGCTGAAACAGTTAAAGAAGTAAAAGTAGTATTTGAAACTCTTAATGAGAATTTCAAACCTGCTAAAAAGACTACACACGAAGGTGTTGTAGGATCTGCTTCTAAAGCTACATTAGCTCCAAAAACAACTAAAAAACCTATTGTTGAATCAAATGAAATGGTTAATAGATTTAAAAAACTCGCAGGAATTATTTAAATTAAAAAAAACAAAAATTAAAAATTAAAAAATGTCACAATTAAACACTCTTTTAGAAAGTGCTAACCCTTACAAGTCATTGCAAAGCGATGCTGCAAGGTTAGCCAACAAATGGGGTCAGACAGGATTGTTAGAAGGAATCGGAAACGAAACTGACAAAAACAATATGTCAATGATCCTAGAAAATCAGGCCAAGCAATTGGTAACTGAGGAATCATTAACTGGTGGAACCGCAAATATGACCCCAGGTACGGGTGCACAATGGGCTGGAGTAGCTCTACCATTAGTAAGAAAAGTATTTGGTCAAATCGCAGCAAAAGAATTTGTTTCGGTTCAACCAATGAACTTGCCTTCAGGTCTAGTATTTTTCTTAGATTTCCAATATGGAACTAACAAAACTCCATTTACTGCCAACCAATCACTTTACGGTACTGCTGGAGATAATTTTGGTAATACTAACGAAGGTGGTCTTTATGGTGCTGGTCGTTTTGGATATTCAATTCAAAATACATCTTCAATATCTACAGGAACAACAGGTTCTGCTGTTGCTACTTGGGCTAATTTCGATTTTGACTCTGATTATTCATCATCTTTTGGTACTTACGAAGTAGTAACAGTTGCTGCTTCTACTTTAGGAGTTGCAGTAAACAACATAGATCAAGCAGCTGTTCGTGGTTTCCAATTATTTTCAGGATCAACCTCAACAACACCTATTCAAGTTTCTGCTTTTACAAAAGTTGATAGTGGTAATATAGTATTTCTAGCTCCAACATCAGATGTTCCTGATCAAATTGCTAGTAATTATAAAGTTACATTTACATTATTACCTACGGATAACTTAAGAGGTGATTTCGAAGCTGGAAATACTGATTTGAATAATAATAATGCTACACCAACTCCATTTGATATACCTGAAATTAATATTCAGATGTCAAGTGAAGCTATCGTAGCTAAAACTAGAAAATTGAAAGCTGTTTGGACTCCTGAGTTCGCTCAAGATTTGAACGCTTACCATTCATTAGATGCTGAAGCTGAATTAACTTCAATCATGAGTGAGTACATTTCATTAGAAATTGACTTAGAAATTCTTGATATGTTAATTGAAGCAGCTCCAACAACTGAATTTTGGTCAGCTCAAAACAACAAAGCTATCAATGCTGACGCATCTAACTTTGATGTTGATTTAGGTTTCTACAATTCACAAGGACAATGGTTCCAAACTTTAGGAACTAAAATGCAAAAATTAAGCAATATTATACATCAGA